AGGTGTACTGGGAAAAGGTTGCTTAATCCGATACTGTAAGGAATGAAAGGGGCAAAAATGAGACCAACAAGTAATCAGCAATTAGTTAAAAAGTTCATAGCGTTAATTCAAGAAACCGACGATCCGGTGCGCAAGCAAGCGATTTACGATTCAGCGTATGCTTACGCCGTGATCGCCGCACGGGACTTTGTTAAATTTCAACCTGACTTCTTTATGCGATTTATTCAAGATCAGACCGGTTTCACACCAGTAGTTCAATACGGATTTCGAGATGAGGTGATAGATGTATGAATCCTTAGACGAAATAAAAAAAGTAAACGAAGCGCACGGACATCACTTCTTTAGTAATACGTGGTACACGCAAATTGCTGATGAAACGATTTACGGCGGACGTTATTTTATTTCTAAAGAATCGCTTAATATTGGATCGGTAGTAGTACCGGAATCCTTTACGATAAGAGAAGTTTTAGAATCAGGTGCAATTAGTACGGTTGGATTGCCCGGAGATTATAAAACTTTGGAAGAAGCACAAAACAAACTCAAAGAGATGGGGGTAAAGTGATAGTAGCAATAATCGTAGGCTCATTGGTAATGGTGGCGATTGCTGACGCATTAATGGGTTTACAAGATTGGTTAAATCGTGAATAGAAAATTTAAACGTAAAGCGGAAAAGTTAGGCTTACCGCCAATCACAACAACCAAAAATATTAAGACCGGCGCACAAGCCGAGATGTATGTAGTGTGGACTGATCGTTATGTAGCCACATTATTTATTGTCGAATCCAACGGAGAAAGCAGAGATATTGTTTACGCAATTCCAGCGATTCAATTTATAGGGCATATAGCCAAATTAACAGACGAGGCATTTGTTAGACTTTGGGAGAATACAGATGGATCTGCTCAACGGTAAAAGGGACGGGTTAACTTTTAATCCGGAGTTTGATTACAATCGATTAAATAAACAAGCACGTGCCGTCTATGACGTGATGAAGGATGGACAATGGCGGACGTTGCGACAAATAGCGGATGTTACTCACGCACCGGAAGCAAGCGTGTCCGCACGATTAAGAGATTTCAGAAAACCACGATTTGGCGCATTAACGGTAGAGCGCAAACGTGTGCACGCTGGACTTTGGTCGTATCGATTAATTCCGGATGGTTGCCTTTTATGATTAATGCCGACGATTGGGTAATGGCGGAAAGAATTGCTGAACGTAGGAATCAGAGCGTAGCCGAAGTATTGAAAGATTTTGAATCTTTCATGCAACAAGTAAAGTGTGAACCTAACTGCGAAAAGGAGTGTTGCCAAAATGAGAGTATGGACTAAAGAAACATTTGGATTGTATGTAATTGCCGGATGGTGTTGGACAAGATTTGGAATAGGCGTAGCGATTGATAATTATTCGCTTACTTTAGATCTAGGATTTTTATGGATAGCGATTGAAAAATGAATAAAAAATTAAGATTCAGAAACCCATTCTATTGGGCGGAATCAAAATTTACTTGGGTCACATGCGCTCGTTGCTCATCTGTTTACGAAATACACATAACTCATATACGGGCTATGAACTATTGCGTGGGGTGTAAATGAGCGAAATTAAAAAAATCTTAGATCAGCGACAAGAAGAGTACGGAGATCCGGAAACAAACTTTGAGCGGATCGGGATTATTTGGTCGGTGATTTTAAACGATAAAGAGCCAATTCCTAGTTGGAAAGTTGCGTTGATGATGGACGCAGTTAAAACCGTAAGGCTAATCCGGAATCCAAACCATAAGGATTCATGGAATGACAAACTTGGTTATACAGAGATAGGAATAAAAATTGTGGACGATTCCCGCATAATTAGGTGTAACCAATGTGGCTCGCAACACATGGATTATTTTAAATGCGAAACTTGCCGTATAATTTCTGAACGAACTGCCGAAAGGAGAGATAATGAAAATCTCAAAAAAGCAGGTAAGACTATGATTATTAAAGGAAACGGGGAAATAGGTATCCGATAAAGAGATACCACCGCACCTTTTTAATAGTTGCAATAGCAATAGGGTTAGCGGTTGCCTCACCGGCAGAAGCGATAGCACCGATCGGGCATAAAAAAATTTTATTAGAGCGTAAACCGGAAGTGGCAATGGCTCATGCCAAAATCCAGTTAAGTAAATTTGGCTGGTCAGCAAATCAATGGGTCTGCTTAAAATCTTTATGGATGGCTGAAAGTAACTGGAGACCTGACGCTCAGAACAAGGAAGCCGTCAAATCCGGCGGTAAATGGTTAAAAGCGGGGGGAATTCCGCAGATCTTAGGGTTAGATCCAAAATTGCCAGTAGAGGTGCAAATCCAGCGTGGGCTGGCTTATATTGATCACCGCTACGGGTCGCCATGCCAAGCGTGGAAATTTCACCAAAACGCTGACTATTACTGAACTTGTAAACCTTACGGAAGCACGTACTGTTAGTGCTGAAAGGGGATACTATGGAAAAGCAAGAAATCGAAAAGCAAGAAAGATTGGCTTACCAAAAAAGAATGATGGAAAATCCTGCATTCTTAAAAATGTTGGAAGCCGAGGAACAGTTCGAAATGACTGCTGCTTTTGGTAGCGGGGTTGAAGTAGTTAATATCGTTACTGGTAAAAGATACATTACAAAGTAAAGGGGCAAAAATGAATAGTCAAAGAATAGCAAGAAATTCACAAATCAATCGTCAAGCGGGAGTTAAAAAATATCAGCAAGCATTGAAGAAACAAATCAATGTTGAAATGATGTTGGCTGAAATGGCTGAAGAAGCCAAAAAGCGTGGCTATCGTGAATGTAATGCCAAAGTTTTAATTGAACAAATTGGACACATGAACGTATTGGCAATCTCCGGCGGACGTGTTGAGATCAGAGAAACCGGAATTACTTTACCGGTGGGTATGGGTTATAGCGTGGAGATCGATTTAAATTTTATGGATCTTTACGACGTAAAGCGTGTTTATAAGCGTGCCGGTGAGCGTAAAGTTAAAGGTATCGTGGAGGAAGTTTACGCCGGTAATGTGGGAGAAATTGCTTACCAAGCAAGTTGCTTTGTAAATGTGAACTTCGGAAATCATATAGTTAGGAAATAAAAATGTTGCTGGTTTACCGGAAACGTGGACGAGTTCGCTTGTCTTTAGTTAAGGTAAACCAGTACAGTAAGACCGTAAGGAAATCGAAAGGGGCAAAAAATGGAAATGGTAGAAAATAAAGAAATCCAAGCCGGCGAAATTATTGTTGGCAGTTGGGGGTATGAAGCACGATACCCTGAGTTTTACAAAGTAATCAAAATTGTAAACGGATGGATTACTTTACAAAAACTAAAGAAAGTTCAAGTTGGCATGAGCGGTGATCCTTATGGTGGCGGTTGCAGATATATGTTTCCAGCCAACCAAGAAGAAGGAAAGCCATTCCGGAGAAAAATCGGAATGAATAGTCAGAGCCAAAATCAATATGTAAAAATCAATTCTTACGAATTCGCTAGAAAATGGAATGGCGAAATGGAAGAAGAATACAACTACCACTAAAAAAGGGGCGCAAATGAAATTAACAAAGCGAGGTAAACGAGTTCGAGCCGTTTTGATTGTGTTATGGATTCTCGTACTTTATTACTTGGTCAGCCACATTAATTGGGTGGGGGACGGATATTGTTGGGGAACAATCGAGAAATGCTACTTAGGGGAGGGGTAATGGTAAACAAAGGATATTTTGAGGGACTTTTATCTGAGGTAAACGAAACCGATTGGGTAAAAGTTAAATCAAAACATTACAAATACAAAACCGGAGTTCAGGTCAAATACAACCACAACAAATGGAAATGGGAAGTAATTGGTGGCTCTAGGTGTGGCAAATTGTATGAGGTTAAATGGGTAGCCCAAATGGAGGCTATTAAGTAAATTTACTAGCACCTACTAGGGGGTGCTAGTATTAACGGCGGGTTTAAAATTGCCCCTTTCTACCCGCCTTCAGAACCCCGCCACTGTGTCCGGCGGGGTTTCTGCTATTCTGAGGTAATGGGGAAAAGATCAAAAAGCAAATCCGGTGGTGGTCGTAATGATGATCGACCAAGCGGTAAGGCATGGAAAAAAACAAAAGGGATAAACAAAATAACCGGTAAAACTATCGGTGGTTATTCTCCAGCAAAAATCGCTATTAGAGCGCAAAAAAGATCCGGCGATAGATGACCACGATTGTAGCAATTCAATATGCGGACAAAGTAGTTATGGGCGCAGATAGCCTGACTACGGGATCACGTAAATATAGCCATCCGGAAGTTCAAAAGATCACGGAAAGAAATAACTATTTAATTGGTGGTAGCGGGCTGGCTGAGGCTTGCGATATTGCTCAACATATTTGGAAACCACCTGTTCCGACGGTAACTGATAAAAAAGATCTTTATCACTTTATGATTTCTAAGGTAATTCCATCTTTAAAAAAATGCTTTAGAGAGAATCAATTTGATTGGGAAAAAGAAGATGGAGATAAAGAAACAAAGTTTAACTTTTTGATTTCAGTATGCGGGCAAGTGTTTGACGTGGACGATACTTTTTCGGTGATGTTGGATGAATCCGGTATTTATGGGGTAGGTCATGGATCACCACTTGCCGTAGGTGCGCTTCATGCAGGGGCTTCTATTGAATTGGCTTTAGATATTGCTGGCAGATTAGATCCTTATTCTGCGCCACCTTTTATCTATTTTGAACAAAGTAAACGTGGATAAAAAAATCGCCGAAGCGGTATTAAATAGGGCGGGAAATTATTGCGAGAAGTGTGGCAAGGTAGGCGAAGATTTTGCTCTTCATCATAGAAAATTAAAATCTAGAGGCGGTAAAGATTCGGTTGCTAACCTAATGGCAGTACATCATTCCTGCCATAATATGGGGACGGATTCAATTCACGCTAACCCTGCTCATGCTACAAAAATGGGATGGATGGTGCCAAGTTGGGCTGATCCGGCGGACTTTCCTATAACCCTTCCGGACGGAAATATAGTAAGATTTGACGAACAAGGGACGTTCAACAGAATCGAGTAGAAATGGCAAAAATAGAGGTAGTAGGAATAATTGGAAAAGATCCGGAAATTAAATTTTTTGATTCTTTTTCAATAACTAAATTCTCAATAGCGGAAACTCCAAGAACATTAAAAGATGGTCAATGGATGGACGGCGAAACAATTTGGTGGAATGTATCGGTAGCCGGTAAAGAGGCTGAAGGTGCAGTAGATAATTTTAAAAAAGGGGATAAGGTTTTAGTTCAAGGTGAATATAAAGCCTCAACCTATGTAAGCAAATCAGATGGACAAACTAAAACATCAACTGAAATTCGTGCTAAAAGAATTGCGTTAATTCCTAAAGCAATAAAAAATCAAGTTAAAAAATCAGCACCAATGGAAGAGGATTTCGGATGGTAGAAAATGATTTAATTTCCACCAATGAAGTAATCGAAATACTAGGAATTAATCATAATAACCTTCATCAAATTAATTATCGTGGACAAATTAAATGGGTTAAAAAAGATGGTCGTAAGGTATTTTTTAACCGTGCGGACGTATTGGCTTACAAAGAAAAACGAAACAAGCGAGGCAAAAAGGCTTAATGAAATGTTTAGTCTGCTTACGTCGCAACGAAAAGGTAATTTGCTCTAGTTGCTTTAATCGTGGATTAGACGAAATACGACAAATGCCTGATTTGTACAACGCATTAGAGGATGAATTAATCCCGTCTAAAGGTTATGGTGAAAAAGTACAAATGACCAAAACCCCGCCGTTACCAATGCGGTTGGAAGTTTTGTACCTTCGGACAGGTGAAATAACAAAAGTAATGTATTGGCATGAAACGCAAATCCGGATGGATCAAAATCATTCAGCGATTACTTTTAGAGGGTCGGAATTAGATCGGATCAAGGGATCAAGCGAATACCTGACCGTACATTGGAACTGGATTAAAGATAATTACACGGAAACTGAAAAATTACTAAATGAAATCCATAAGGTATTTACTAGAATCCAAGCAGTTTTAGGTAATAGATCAGAGGAAATAGTTATAGGTACATGCCCTGCCCTAGATGAAGAAGGTCAGACTTGCGGGGCTAAATTAAAGATTAATCCGCATGTTTTAACTACATTCGGGGATATACGTTGCCAAGCATGTGCTACGGTATGGGAATCTACTAAATGGAGATTGTTAGGACAGGTAATTGAAAATTCACGTGGAGACCGCTGCCAAGATGTTCAAGGTGTCCAAGAAAACAATACAGAGATGGGCTCGTGAAGATTCTTTAAATAGTTCAACGTGGTTTTCAGTAGATCAACTCCAAAAATCTTACATAAAAAGGCACAAGAAAAAACCTCGTATCAATTTGACTATTTGACTAGATTGCGCCACTATTACTTATATTGGGCGACGCATACCTGAAGGCTTCTAGTATGGGAGTTTTTAGGTGGATCTATTAATTGAACCAAGTGTAAATGATATTGATACCGCATTAATTTATATGCGGGAATTATTAAAAGATCCAAAACTAACTCCTCGTAGGCGAATTTTAATTTTAAATGAAATCGATAATTTATTAGATGATCGATTAAAGACTTCCCACCTTAGTTAGTAGAACCTCGGTTATTAGCGTCCCCTAAAAAATCGTTGTAGGCTACCCATCAGCCACTCTCGCTAAGGTGGGGCTTAACCAAAGGGACAAGATGGATATATTAGAAACTGATGTGAATTTATTAAAAGAGTATCCAAACAATGCTCGACGTGGCGACGTTTCTGTTTTAGTTGAATCATTAAAAGTAAACGGACAATACCGTCCGATAGTGGTTCAGAAATCTACTAATTATGTTTTAGCGGGTAATCACCTATTGCGTGCTTCAAAGCAATTAGGATGGGAAAAAATTAACGCAGTTATTATTGATTGTGATGATGAAAAAGCGTTAAAAATAGTTTTAGCGGATAACCGGACGGCGGATCTAGGCGATTACAATGAGGATTTATTAAAAACATTATTAGAATCTTTAGATGATTTTAATGGTACGGGATATACGGAACAAGATCTTTTAGATTTAGAAAAATTATCCGGCGTTGAGCGTGAAGAGAAGCCGGAGATAGAGTTTAGCCTTGCGTTGCGTGAAGAAAATAATTACGTAATTTTAGCGTTTGATAATGCGTTAGATTGGCAAGCGGCAATAACAACGTTTGATTTAAAAACTGTTAAAGCGTGGGATTCAAGAAAAGGATTCTCACGAATGGGAATTGGCAGAGTAATTAACGGCGCAGAAATTGTACGGAAATTAAATGCTGATAGTTAGTCCATCATATAAAAGAGCGGACGACGTAAAGATTCGGGATTGGTTTTTTGATATTACGTTAGCCGTACATAGTTTTGAGGCTGAAGAATATAAAGAAAAACAAGGCGGAGACATAATAATTTTGCCCGATTCAACTCGTGGCAATATGGCGTTAGTCCGACAATTTATTTTAGATCAGGCTGGACCTGACGAATGGGTAGTTATGTTGGATGATGACGTAATTGAGGTTGGATACTTTGGTAAAGCGACAAACCAAGATAATTGGATGGCGTATGATCGGGATCAATTTTTAGAATTTTTAGAAAACTCATGTGCGCTCGCCGAAGAATTAGGTACAAATTTATGGGGAGTAAACGTATCGTCTGACCCAAGATTTTATAGAGAATATACGCCAATATCTTTCGGCTCTCCGGTACTTGGAACTTTTTGCGTACAAAAGAAAACTAAAGGAATCCAGTACGACGCTCGATTAGGATTAAAAGAAGATTACGACATATTTCTTCAGTACCTTAATAAATTCCATAAGGTATTAAGATTTAATAGATATTATTACAGAGCCGGACATTTAAACGTAAAAGGTGGATGTGGGGCATATAGGGTTATGGCTGAGGAAAAAAAACAAGCCGAGATCATGACTAAAAAATGGGGAAAGAGTGTTATTAAATGGACGCCGGAAAGATCGACGAATCCGAGAGTAAACTCACCGATACCGGGCGTTTAATGGAAAACGTTGAAAATCCTGTTGAACCCGTTGAAAATTTAGTAGTTAAAGAATGGGAATTATTAGAAAAAGAGCGTAAAGTCGTTGATCTGCGACAAATGGGAATTACGTTTGAAGTAATAGCGAAAGAAGTTGGATACGCTTCACCATCCGGTGCTTATCACGCTTACGAAAGAGCGTTGGCGAGATATCCTAAAGAAACGATAGATCGTAAAAGAGAATTAGCAGAAGCCCGTATTGAACGTTTATTAGCGGGAGTATGGACGAAAGCATTACGTGGTGAAATACCTGCGCTTATGGCTTCGTTAAAGATACTTGAAAGGCAAGCAAAGTTATTGGGGTTGGACGCACCTCAAAAAACAGAAACCGATATAACGGTTTATGAAGGTGGGAGTGAAATAGATGAGCAAGTTAGACGATTTGCCTATCTCGTTGCCGAAGCAAGAAATCAAATTGACCCAAGCGGATTATCAAACGGGGTCGAGGCTATTTTGGGAAACGACGGCGAGAAAGAATCAGATACCGCCGGAATCGAATTGGCAAACGTGGTTGATCCTGTCGGGTCGAGGTTGGGGCAAGACACGGTGCGGGGCGGAATGGATAGTGTGGGAAGCGATACGCCAGCCACGAACACGTTGGGCGATAGTAGCGAGAACTTCGGCTGATATTCGAGATACCTGTTTTGAAGGTGAATCAGGTTTAATCTCTGTTTTAAAACGGTACGGAATATTTGACGAAAAAAGATATAACCGTACAAACTATTCTTATGTATTTCCTAACGGATCACGTATTAAAGGTTTTTCTGCTGAAGAGCCTGATCGTTTACGTGGACCTCAACATCATGGTGCTTGGTGTGATGAATTAGCGGCTTGGGACAAGCCGGAAGCATGGGATCAATTACAATTCGGTTTACGCTTGGGATCGTATCCTCGTACAGTAATCACCACAACGCCTAAACCGATTCCTTTATTAAAAAGCCTATTAAGTAGAGATACAACGCATACCACTCGTGGATCTACGTTTGAAAATAGAGATAACCTTGCGCCAAGTGCGTTGGTTGAATTACAACTTAGATACGCTGGTACTCGTTTAGGTCGCCAAGAATTAGATGGTGAAATTCTAGATGACGTGGACGGTGCGTTATGGTCTAGGGATATGATCGAAAGATCAAGAATCAGGGAAGAAGAATTACCTCCGCTTATTCGAATTGTGGTGGGTGTAGATCCGGCGGTAACCTCCGGTGAAAACTCAGATGAAACTGGAATAGTGGTAGCGGGTCTATCTCCGGATAACCAATTTTATGTATTACAAGATTTAACCTGCCGTACAACGCCTGAGAAATGGGCGCAGATTGCGGTGGGTGCTTATAATCAATGGAAAGCGGATCGAATAATTGCGGAAACCAATAATGGTGGCGATTTAGTAGAAATGCTATTACGCAACGTTAGCCCTAATATTCCAGTAAAGAAAGTAACCGCCTCACGTGGTAAACGTGTAAGAGCGGAACCAATATCTGCTTTATATGAGCAAGACAGAGTTCATCACGCTGGTACGTTTCCTAAGTTGGAAGATCAACTATGCGAATGGGTGCCGGATTCGGGATTATCTCCGGATCGATTGGACGCTATGGTGTGGGCGTTAGCGGAACTATCTGAAGGTAGTGCGGGAATTATGGGATTAGCATCTATGGCTATATTTTGCCCTAAGTGTAGATTTCCAGCGACTAAATCAACTGGGTTATGCCCTAGATGTGGGACGGCGATTAATTAAAGGAGAGAAATGCCAGCGGCAACTTACAACACTACGATCGATCAAGGTGCGGATTGGTATATCAATTTTAATTATCAAAATCCAAATGGTACGCCGGTAAATATAACTGGTTATACCGCCGCTCTTCAGTTACGTACCAGCCCATTAGCCAAGACAACGGCGTTATCTTTAACAACTGGTAGCGGAATTACTATTACCGGATCGACGGGATTAATTGCGGTTCATGCGACCGCCGTTCAGACCGGTGGTATTACAAACGGAATGTATGTTTATGATTTAGAAATTACTTCAGGTGCGGGAGTAATAACTAGATTAATTCAGGGAAATATTAACGTAAGCGCTCAGGTAACTAGATGAGTGATGATGTAGTAGTCGTAAACGATACGGAAACGGTAGTAATAGTTCAACCTATTGTACCAACCGTAGTAGTTTCAGCGCCGGGACCGCAAGGAGCACAAGGTTTAACCGGTTCAGTTTTTTATACACATACACAAAATACTCCGAGTGCAACATGGACAATTAATCATAATTTAAACGGTTATCCAACAGCAGTAGTATTTGATTCAAGTAACTCACAATGCGAAGGCACGTTTAGTTATCCATCTAACAACCAAATGGTAATATCGTTTAGTAGCGCATTTAGCGGTATTGCTTACATAATTTAGGAGTAATAATGGCACGTAAGTTTTTAGTACCTATTGATTTAACTCAACAAGAGTTACAAAATGCGCGAATTCAAAATTTAGCAAGTGCGCCTTCATCTCCAGTAAGCGGACAAGTTTATTACAATACAACAACTAATGCTTTGTATATTTATAACGGTACGGCGTGGACGCAAGCGGGTGGAATTACTTACGGAACATTATCTGCTCGTCCGATAGCGAGTTCAGTATCGGCGGGAACTTTGTATTATGCGACCGACAATTATTTAATTTATTATTCAAATGGATCAACTTGGCAACAAACTAGCGCTTTTGGATCAATTACTGCTCAAACATCTTACGGTGCTTCGAGCGGTGATGGAACCTCAACTAATTACGCTCGTGCCGATCATACGCACGGTACGCCCTCATTAGGAACTTCAACACCAAATGCTATTAGCGGTGCGAGTAGTAATGCTGGTTCAGCAAGTGCTCCATCTAAAGAAGATCACGTACACGCTTTTACTCCAGCGCAAAATTTATCTATGGCGGGATATAAATTAACAAATCTAGGTACGCCAACATTAGATACTGACGCTTCAACTAAGGCTTATGTAGATTCTGTTGCTCAGGGGTTAAACATTCACGATTCAGTTAAAGCGGGTACGACTGCGAGCCTTGCTTCAATTACTGGCGGAACTGTAACCTATAACAATGGTTCAAGTGGTGTAGGTGCGACGCTTACATTACAAAACGCTCTTACTACATTAGATACTTCTTACACCGTAGTATCCGGAGATCGTTTATTAATTAAGAATGAAGCAACCCAAGCCAATAACGGTATTTATACAATAGACGCAACATTAAAGATTTTAACTCGTGCTACCGATTTTGATTCAACTGCTGAAATTGGTGGTGGCGATTTTGTTTTCGTTGTTGATGGAACAACTTTAGACAATACTGGTTGGGTATGTATTGATAAAGCGACGACCGTTGGTACAACTCCTATTATTTTTACTCAATTTTCCGGTCAAGGTACTTATACCGCAGGTAATGGTTTAACTCTTTCAAATAATCAATTTTCAGTAAATGCGGGAACGGGTATTACTACAAGCGGTGGTACTACGGCGATTGATACATCAGTAGTAGTCCGCAAATACGCAACTAGCATTGGTGATGGATCTAATACCTCTTACACCGTTACTCATAGTTTAAGTACAAGAGATGTAACCGTGACAGTTTACGATAACTCTAGTCCTTATGCTGAGGTAGTTTGCGACGTTCAACATACAAGCACATCAGCAATAACTCTGTTATTCTCTGTTGCGCCGACTTCAAATCAATACCGAGTAGTCGTTCAGGGATAGGATAAAAAATGGGTTTATTCGATCGTCTAGCAAAAGCGGTTGCTGATCAAATAGTTAAAGCGCCTAATCTTCCGGCTGGCTCTGTTGTTATGAGTGAATCGGATATGAAGAATCGTGCTGGAATTATGTATCAGCAATACGGAGCAAGCGAGCCGTTGCCACGTAATCCGATTATGCCGGGAATTCCATTCGGACCGGGTCAGCCATTAACGCCGGGTGCTATTAACCCTGTTGGTGCAAGCGGACGACCTGATCCACGTAGATACGAATACCAAGTTGCTCAAAACATTAATATCACGCCAACCAAGTTGGTGCCGTTTGATACGTTAAGAGCGAGCGCAGATCAAATTGATATTTTGCGTAGATGTATTGAAGTATTAAAAAATAAAATGGTTGGATTAGATTGGGATATTACTCTTTCTGAATCTGCCAGTGAAAAGATTGTTGCTGAATCCGGTGGAGATCACGTACGGGCTATGGCTAGAGCACGTGAGAAATTTACTGATGAGATTGGTCGCCTTCGTTCGTTTTGGGAAACTCCGGATCGTGCTAACGGATTAACTTTTTCTGATTGGTTAATGCTTGCCCTAGAGGAAATTTTAGTAATTGACGCTTGGACAGTATGGCCTCAAATGGCGGTTAATGGAGATCTTTACGGATTTCAAATATTAGACGGATCAACGATTAAACCATTATTGGATGATCGTGGTATGCGTCCTATGCCTCCTAACCCTGCTTTCCAGCAAATTCTTTACGGATTCCCACGTAGCGAATTTATGAGTACGAACGAAAACGAAAGCGCAGACGGCGAGTTTAGTTCAGACGAATTGGCTTACATGATTCGTAACCGTAGAACATTTACAGTATATGGTTACTCTCCAGTAGAGCGTTCGCTTCCATTAGCGGATTTATATTTACGTAGACAACAATGGTTACGCTCTGAATATACAGACGGCGTATTGCCTGAGATTATGTTTGAATCTGACGCTAACTTTGGTAATAGTCCGGAGTTATTGCGTGCGTACGAAAATATCTTTAATGATGATCTATCAGGTCAAACTGCTCAACGTATGCGTGCTAGATTCTTACCTGCTGGATTACATCCGGTTCAGTATGAGGGATACGGCGAAAGATTTAAAGACGTATTTGATAATTATTTGATTACATCTATTACCGGTCACTTTGGCGTGTTGCCTAGTGAAATTGGATTTATGCCAGCAAGCGGTTTAGGTGGAATAGCCGGTAAGAGTAGCGAAATGGAATCGGCGGAAATGATTGGCTTAATGCCACTTGCTAATTGGATTAGTAAAATGCTAACCAATCTTTCTTATACCTATCTAAATATGCCACGTGAATTAGAATTTAAATTAATGCCATCCCTACGTCAAGATACTTTAGAAAACGCTAACCGAGACGACATTCTGACTAGAGGTGGAAAGAAAACTATTAATGAGGCTAGATCTGAAATCGGTCTGCCTTTATTAGATACGCCTGAAGCCGATATGCCAATATTTGTAGCGGGTAACTCTGTTTATTTAATGACCCCTAACGGACTACAATTAGTGGACAACGGGATGGGTATGGATGGAAGTGCGCCGGATCAATCTCCGGAAAATCCTACAACTGATATTCCTAATACGCCTGAAGATTCAGACAACGGGGAATCTGATCCATTAGATCAAGAAGAATATCCAACTAAGTCTGCTAAAAAAGAATTACAAACTTTTTTAAAGTGGGCGAATAAAGGTGTCCGGAATCGACCATTCAATTTTGAAGCCGTTGAGCCAGTAGTAGGCGAGGCTTTAAATAGGTGCTTAGAGGATGGCGATATCGAAATGGCACGTACGCTTATATTCGCTTATTCTTCGTGAAAGTATGGCCAGCGAAACGAATTAAAGGTCGAATCGCTGCTAAAAATGCGGTAAAGATAAAAGGTGCATTAGCCACTACGGTTAATCCTCGCCAAGTAGTCCAAGCGTATTTAGATTCAAACCCATTAATTTCTGATAATGCGACAATGGATAACGTTTACGCTAGATCGTGGGCTATGGTGCATATTCAGCCTAAAACCGAAGCGTTAAAAAAAGCGGTTGAGCGTACGATCGTTGAAGGTTGGGTTACTGGTGAAAAAGCCGCTAACTCAATGATCCGGTCAGAAATTATTAAAAAAGGTTTAACGGTTCAAGAAATAGTTGATAATCCTTCGGTAGATGTATGGGCTGGTTGGGAGCCGGGCGACGAAATAAGTGCGGCATTATTAGAGCGTAAATACGGTTTAGATGTATTGCTAACTCAAAGTAATAAAACAATTAAAGATATTACTCGTACGCAATTAGATGAGATCGGTACGCAATTAGCCACCGGATTGCGTGAGGGTTTAACCATAGATGAGATGGCTAGTGCCGTTCGGGGCGTAGTCAATAATCCGGCGAAAGCATTAAGTATTGCTATGACCGAAGTATCTAGGGCGACCAATTACGGCGCACAAAATAGATACCGTGAAGCAAATATACAAAAGAATCAATGGTCAGGAATTGACCCATGCAACGTATGCGCTGAAAATGATGGGGTAATAGTTGGCGTAGGTGAGGTATTTCCATCTAATAATACGCAACCTCCTGCACATCCAAACTGTTTATGCACATTACTTCCAGTAATTGAAGCGGGTACGGTTGAGGATTTAACTAGCGAGGTAGCACAACAAGCAAATGAAGCGTTTACTTTTGCTCGGGATCGTGAAGAAAAATTAACTGAGGAAATGATTGCAATCGGTAGGGTAACCGGTGGCGCATTAAAAGATTTAAGTTCTAGATTAAAACAACCTAAATCTATTGCTCGCAAAATCGGCAAAATGGTTAAAGATGGCGAATATGCGACGATTCAAGAAGCGAAAGAAGCGTTAGCAGATCTTAATCGTTATACTTTGCAATTTGAAGATAAAGTTTATGTAAATGGCGTTAAAAAAACGATAGATGAATTAACCGAGCGTGGTTATGGATTACGTATTAAAAACTATTGGGATCGTGCGGATTACAAAGGTATCAATATTGCTACTAAAGACGCTTCCGGTAAAGAGTTCGAATTACAACTTCATTCAGTAGGATCTTATAAAATTAAAGAAGAATTACACGTATTATATGAAAAATATCGTGCGAGTACTAATGATCGAGTTCGGTGGGAAACTTGGAGCAGAATGGTACGTATTGCGTCAAAAATTCCAATTAAAGATTTAGGTGATATTGAAGAACTAAAAAAGATAGGCGTGCTAAAGTACGAATACTTTAGGGATTCAAAGGGCAATATACGGGGGGCGTTGGGTAATGCGTTTATCAATGATAAGAAATTAAAGAAATGATCGAAAATAGATATTTTTATAAAATCGACGAAAATCAAGATATAAAGGTGATCTACCGATTGGTTATAGATAACCCTAAAAAAAAGATTACGGAACTGGTTTGGCTATACAATAAATGGCAAAAAACAGATTCCCTAGTAGGTCAAATAATGGGTGGGGAATTTGGCTTAGAGGAAGTAAGTAAAGAAGAAATACATAAGTTCACACCGTATGTGGATACGAGTGATTACCAATTATAAGTTAGGAAACTAAATGGCAACACAACACGTAAACGCCAGCACTTTTACAACTGCGTCAATAATATTAAAAGTGGACGCAGACGCAAGACCTTTAACACCTATTACCGTTTACAATGGTCACAGTGCCGCAATTTTTGTTGGTGATTCAAGTATTACTACATCAGGTGCGACTATTGGTAGAACTATTCCTGCTACATCTTCACAAACTTTTTACGTGAACCCAAATGATGTTATTTACGGAATATCAGCCGCCGCTTCAGCGACGGGTGCAATAGTTATTACTTACTCAGCATAAGGAGAACAAATGAACGATCTAACAAATGCTTACGCACGAATCGTTAAGCAAGAAAAACAAGAAGATGGAACTCTACTTGTTTACGGAAAAGCAACAGACGATTCGCTAGATGTAGATCAGCAAATATGCGACGCTACTTGGCTAGATCGTGCTATGCCTGATTGGTTTAAATCCGGTGGAAACATTCGTGAACAACATTCAAATATTGCCGCAGGTGTGGCTAAAGAGTACGAACCAAAAGATGATGGACATTACATCACCGCATTAGTGGTTGATCCGGTAAGCGTTAAAAAAGTTGAAACCGGCGTATTAAAAGGATTCTCGATCGGTATTAAAGCGCCACGTGTAGTACGTGATACCAAAGCGGTAAACGGTCGAATCATAGATGGACAAATTGTTGAGGTTTCGCTAGTTGATAGACCGGCGAATCCAAATGCCAAGTTAATGCTCGCTAAATCAATAGATGGAGAAGCAACGTTGGTACAGGTCGAGGAAATGGTTACTAAAGGTAAAGCGCAAGCAATTATTGAAATTGCTCGCTCTGTTAATCCTTCAGTAGTTAAGTTCGATCAAAAATTATTTGAATCGGCGAGAAATGCGCTGGCTCAATTAATTATTTCTGAAGCGGGCGAAATGACTGATGAAGGAAGCGACGAATCAGTTTCACTCGACATATTACTAAACGCCGTAAAAGCCTTATTCGATTGGTATAACCACGAATCGGCAGAGGGAGAAACAATGGAACTAAATGCTAAATCTGCCGACGAAATGGTGGACGTCAAAACTGACGAAACAGACGAAATGAAAGCAGACGATACAACTGCAAGTTGCGATTGTGCCGGATGTAAAGAATGTAAGGACGCAGGCGGTTGCGATTCTAAAATGTGTAAGGGTCACAAATCTGCAAAAGATTCTGAACCTGACGCTAAAGATGACGCAATGAAAACTGCTGAATCTCATAAGTGCCTAGAGTGTGGTTGCAATAAACCAGCCGACGCTCATGGTCGAGATGATGTAACTACGGCGGAAATGGTTTCACCTGAAGAAACCCCTAAATTCGCAGAAAAGAATTCCTCAGTTGAATCAGAGGATAACCTGCTCAACGATCCTAAGATCGCCGAGATATTAGAAAAAGCCGTTAAGAGTGCTTCGGATTCTGTTCGCTCTGAAATCGATTCTTTTAAAACCGCATTAGAGGCGGGGGAGAAAAAAATCGCAGAACTAGAAACAGAACTAGCGGTGGCTGTTACTAAAGCGGTTGCTGGTGGACCTAAACGTTCAGTAGTAAAAGCAGGAAACAATGAAATCAAAAACGACTTGCTAAACAAATCGGCTTATTACAGTCGTAAATCTGCAAGCGCAACCGATCCGGAACTAGCAGAAGGTTACCGTAAGTTAGCAAAAGAATTTGCTAGCAAAGCAAGTAATTCATCACTAGACGCCGAATAACACTCACAAAGGAGATCTAACTATGGCATTAGAAATGCCTCGTGCTAAAGATCTATTTGGTGATACATCTTCACCAGTAGAATCAGCACAAAAAATGGAGGAGTTCAACGAGGTTTTATCTAAATCTCTTAGCACCTCAACAAACGTACCGGGTCAACCAGTACAAACTTCAGCAGTTGAAGTTATGGAACAATTAGTTGCTAACAAGTCACTAACTGCTGACGCAGTTTCTGCTCTTAATGGCGCACTACAATCACAACGTGCAGTAATGGGCGATATTGTAAAAGATATTACTCTTACCAGCCCGTTATCATCATCTTTTGCCGCCTTCGACCTTGAAGCACCTGCGAAACTTCTAACACCTCGCCCAACCCCACTACGTAACAGAATTCCACGTAAAAAGGGTGTCGGTACTTCTCACCGTGTAAAGCGTATTTTGGGTTACACCGGTACAGGAACAGGTGGAGTTGGAAACACATGGCCAGGAATCACCGAATCAAGTTATGCAACATTCGGTCAAATCAACTACGAGCGTGGAAAACTTATTTCTTACGCAGCAGACGATTTAGTACTGCCATACAACTCTTACTCACTATCTGATAGCGTTACATTTGACGCAAACTTCTCAGGTTTGGGTTACCAAGATCTACGTCAACTATCTTCAACATCAACTCTTTATGCAACAATGTTGATGGAAGAAAGAATGATGCTTATGGCTCGTGGTACTGCTTCAGGTTACTCAGGCGCATTATCTGCACCTACATTTACAAAGGCTTCACCAGTTGCCGCAACAGGTCAAACTGCTTTGGCTGCAAACACCTATTACATCAACGTAACTGCTGACGCTGGTATTTCCGGCTCAGGTTTCGGTGAGTCAATTCTAGGAACTGAAGTTTCTGAAACAGTTGCTTCAGGTGATGTACTTGCAGTTACAGTTTCAACTGCCGTTGCTGGCGCATTAGGTTACAATATTTATGTTGGTACAACCACAGGTGCGGCTAACCTAAAGTATCAAGGTACTTTAAAGGGAACTGGAACATTCTACATTCAAGGAACAGGTGGACAATCAACTGGTAACAATGCTGTTTACAGCACTGCCGGTGCGGCTGCTTCACGTGCTTCTGCTGATACCTCTGCTTACGCAACAGGTTATGACGGAATCCTTCCAACAGTTCTAGGTTCTAACTCAGGTTACAACAACTCAATCAATTCAACATTCTCAACAAGCAACCCGGGCGTTGAATTCCAAACTGTATTCGCATCTCTTTACAACTCAGTAAAGGGTGATCCGGATGAAGTTCTATTAAACGGTTCAGACCGTAAGCAACTATCTGACGCAATTAAGTCAGGTTCAACTGCTAACTACCGTCTAACAATTCAAGAACCGGGCAAGGATGGAATCACATACGGTTCTATCGTTACTGGTTTACAGAATGAAGTTACCGGTAAGGCAGTAGATATCGTTGTTCACCCATGGCTACCACAGGGTGTTGCACCGGTATTGTCTTACACACTACCAATTCCGGATACACAAGTTACAGATGTATGGGCGAACTTTATGGTTCAAGACTACATGGGCATTCAATGGCCAGTAACTCAATTTAGTTATGACTTCTCAACTTATTTCAGAGGAACATTCTTTTGCACCGCTCCAGCATGGAATGGCGCAGTTTCAGGAATTCAATCTGCATAGTTAAAAAATTAATGAGAGTGCGTTCATATAACGGGGCGCACTCTTATTAAACTAAGGAGGGTTTATGGGAAAGAAAATGATCGCACCGGATAAAGGTGTGAGACAAACAGATATTGGTGGAATTCGATATAACCCTAATCGACAGGGTGTGTATCAGGTGGACAATAG